GTTACATATTTTTAGTATTATCTACTATCTTATCTAATTTCGATCCTAATTCAAGGATAGGCTTTGTGTATTTTACGATATCTTCCAAATAACCGTTAGTAATCACATGCTGATTCAAGATGTTACCCAACGTAGCATTGCCCTCCGTTGAAATAGAAACCAAAGATCCTATGCCGACAACAACATTTATCATCTGGCTCTTTATTTCCTCATTTGAAACCTGCAAGGCAGTAAAACGTCCATTCAATTCCTCTCCGGTATCTTGAGACATGGTTTGGAAACCTTTGCTGCTTGCAGACTGGGAAGCTGCTTCCTGTGAAATCTTGTCATATCCGGTTGCGGCAGCAAGCTCATCACGCAGTTTCATGGCTTCATCCACATACTTCATATATTCATCTTGCAAGGCTTTCCTTTCCTCTTCGGTCAGCTCGTTATCCTCCATGCTGGCACCAAACTTTTTCCACCATTCCTCCAACTTTTCACTGTATAACTCACCAATCTTATTGGAAAGCATGGCACGCATAAAGTATTCTGATATATCTTCCGATGCTGCCTTCGCATCGTATTTCATATCCATAAGATTGTCTACAAAACTATCATACATAGAATCAAATGACATTCCAGTCAGACCCTCGTAAAGTTCATTCGTCAGTTCTTCCAACGTACCAGCTTGATCAATATAGTCATTCAACTTATCAGTCAGACGATCACCGTATCCACCTTTGCCGGTATTCTGAATGGTTTCCCACATATCTACTGTCTCACGGAGCATTTTCATTTCTTCTGGGGTAAGATTCCAGATATCACCATTCCAATCACGACCAATCTTTCCACTCAGACGGTCTATCTGTTCCTGAGAAAAACCGCCCCAATAATAATTCCAACTATGATGAGAACCAGAATAACGTGCTTGTTCCTGCGCTATACGCTTATAATTATCAATAGTTTCTTTTTGATACTTATAAGCATCCCGGTATGCGGCAACAGACTGCGTTCCCTTGCTTGCCTTCATTTCGTCAGTCAAGTCTTCAATGGCAGTTTGTAACGTTTCGTTACGGTCTGTCAATCTGTTGATAGCTTCCTCGACCTCTTTTTTATTACCGCCAATACCAAACAAAGAATTAAAACCACCGAAAGAAATCGCATTAAGGATATTACCTATTCCATTTTTCAATGAATTCCCAATTGTAACAAACAAGTCTCCAGACAAAACATCACTGATAATCCCACTGACCGCATTTAGAACAGCATCAAGCAGACCACCGACAAGATCACTCAATCCGTCTTTGAGTACGTCAATAATAGACAAAATCCATCCGACAATGGGAACTTCTTGAAGCGATTCCGATGTCTTACCTATGACGTCCTTGAATCCGTTCACGGTTTTGATAATTCCACTATATGCGTTATACAACCCTCCGGATGAAATCTGCTGCAAGCCTCCCAACAAATTTTCCATACTTGCTTTCAGTCTGGTGGCGGTATCAGTCACATTACGCTGGGCCTGATTGGCGATATCCGTCTGTGTCTTTACATTGGCGGATGCAATGTCAGCATTCTGTCGTGCTATATCAAGGGCATTCGCTGTAACCTGCTTTTCTTCTTCTGTTCCACTCTTCTGTGCTTTGGCGTAATCATCCTGTGATTTCTTTAGTTTTTCCAAAGCGGCTGTTTCAATCTCTATGGCATTGATACGGTTTTGTTCGGCTGTATGATAGGCTTTTACATCCTCTCCAAGTTTCTTGAAGTTGACTCCACTTGTACCACCCAAAGACTTTTCCATCTGGCTGATGGCGTCAATCAATGATTTCTGGCTTGCCTGATCGGAGTTCTTGAACTTGTCAGTCCGTACATATTTTTTTGCTTCGTCCAAGGCAGGCTTTACCATGTCGGAAAACATGGAACCAAACTCACCAAACACAGTAACCCAATCTATATTGGCTTTTATGGCTTCCGTTTCCTTGTTCTGTATGGCAACATCACGTTGTTTCTCCAGCAACTTTACTTGTGCACTATTAGCACCGCTTTCTTCCTGCGCTTTCCTTATTTTTTCCGAATACTCTTGGGCGATAGCCAATTTCTGTTGCTGAAACGTGCCATATTCTTTCAAGTAATCGTTCAAAGCCTGTTGTTCGGCTTTAAGTTGCTCCTTGGTTACATTAGTAATATCTTTATCCCTCATGCTTTCGGCATTGGCATAAGCTTCCGAGATTTCCCGTGCCTGCTTGTCGGTCAACTTGCCATTACCGGCTTTGCTCCATTCTTCCTCCTGTTTTCTTATCGCATCAAGCTGTTTTTGATAATCAAAGTCAATCTGTTCCAACTTCTTTTCCGTGCCTTCTTTCATCAGGTTGATTTCATCTTGCTGATTCTGACGGCGAAGTGAAAGAAGTTGCCCATCCAGCTTTTCTTGGTTTTCCTTTTGCTTTTTTGCTAGATTTTCCTGTCTGGTTAATTCGCTTCCAGTTACTCCGCCCAGATCCTTGTATGCCTTTTCGGATGCCTCCATCTTATCTTTGGCTTCTTTCACCTGTTTCGATGTAGCCGTCTGATCTTTGATTAATGACTCATACCCTTTTTTCGCTTTTTCCCATTCGGCTTTAGCATTTGCCAAATCTTCCTGATATGTAGTTTCTTTTGTTTCCTGTCTGTTCTCAACTTCCAATTGGGCATTGATTTCCGACAAGACATCCTTTCTTGCGTTTGCCAATTCATTTTTCAGGTCTTCGATACGCTGTGCCTGAACCTTCATTTCGGAACGGTTGTTCTCCTTCTTAGCTAAATTATAAGCCCATTCCGCACTTTTTATCTGTTGTTCCAAGGACTCGACTATAGCCTGTTTTGACTGTGTTCTGGATTTTACAACTTCTTCATTATATGCCTTCCAAAAACCAATCAAATCCTGTATATGACCTTTCTCATCAACATATTTCCTAAAGAGTGCTGGGTATAGTTCCTCAATATCTTTTAAAGCTTTGAGTTTAGTAACATCGGCTTCCACCTCGCTATTAATGGTGCTAACAAGACCTTCCAAAGTACGTTTCCGATCTTCCTCGTCCGTGTTGAGTTTTTCTATTTTCTTGTTATATGAATCTAAAGCACGTTCTGCTGACGTTGTATTATCGGATAACGACCACATTGCAGCTCCAAGCCCTACAACAGCAGTTGCCAATAACACATACGGATTAGTAAACATAACAGCGTTCAAAGCTTTTTGTGCCGTTGTTTGCAAAACCAGCCATCCGTAGTGGGCACGTTCGGCAATAGTTAGAGCGGCAATACCTGAAGCTTGTAAAGCTTGCAAAGCCGTGACTGTCATCACAGCCACTTTATATACGCCATAAGTTGCTACAAGACTAACAAGAACTTTTCCCACTTTCTCATAATTCTCAACCAAATAAGAAACATCGGACAGAGCTTCGTTTATAATTCCTTCATTGGCTTTCCCTATCTCATTGAACATGGTGGAAACAGCATCCTCTATATTAGAAATTTGCCCAGTGATTGTCTTGGACTGTTCTTGCATAAGGTTGTAGAACATTCCTCCCTCATTTGTAAGGTTTTGGATGACTTTCTGGACTTCCGGGAATCCCACTTTCCCTGCTTCAACTAAACTTTTTACTTCTCCTTCTGCTACTCCGAATACTTTTGCCAATTCGCGAATCATAGGAATACCACGACCTGTAAACTGATTTAAATCTGCGGTATATAACCGTCCTTGCGTCATGGTAGTACCATACAAATACACAATATCACCAAGTGGCTGAGAAAGGCCGGCGGCTATGTTTCCAAGACGTATCAAGTCGTCATTTACGTTTTCAACATTTTCTCCATAAGCAAGAAGTTGTTTAGCTCCATTTGCTACGCCTTGAAGGTCAAAAGGAGTGGTAGCAGCCGTTTTTACCAATTGCTGCATGAGGGCATTAGCCTTATCCTCACTGCCAAGCATTGTCTTAAATGCAACTTCCAATTGTTGGAATTCTCCTCGGACTTGTGCAATATTTGAAATTAATTCTTTTGCAGTAAAACCAGCTCCGAATGCTGTGGCAGCTCTAGTCATACGGTTAAACAGTTCTTCAATACCTAAACCGCTTTGCTCTATTTGCTTGGACGTGTTTTTTACACCATTCTCTACTTCACGAAGTCTACGTAAGAAATTAGAATTATCACCTGTAATGTCAAAATGTATTCCAGCCATAGGTCTTTTCGATAGAAATAGTTCCGTGCAACATCACACGGCATTGCAAATATAACAATAAATGACATAGTTAGAGTCACAAAACACACAAAATATATTCAACGGTTTATTTTCCCATCTTTAATTTTGTTTATATTATTATATAAATATATATTTGTAAAATATTACAACGTAAAAAGCAGAGCAATGGATTTTAAGGATCAAGTTGTACGGCTATCTGATAATATAAAAAAACAAAAAGACAAGATAGCTACAGAAGAAGCTACAAAAAACGCATTTATAATGCCAATGATTGCAGCCTTAGGATACGATGTTTTTAACCCTTTTGAAGTCGTGCCTGAAATGGATTGTGACTTAATAAAGAAAAAAGGAGAAAAAATCGATTATGCCATAATGAAGGATGAAAATCCTATACTTCTTATAGAATGCAAACACTGCAAGCAAGACCTAAACCTGCATGACACCCAACTACAAAAATATTTTGTAGCGTCAAAAGCCCGTTTTGGCGTGCTTACCAATGGGATAGAATATAGATTTTACACCGACTTGGAGAAAATCAATATTATGGATGAGAAACCTTTTCTTATCGTGAACATGCTTGACTTATCAGATGCGGATATAGAGCAACTAAAGAAATTCCATAAGTCATATTACAATGAAGAGGATGTTCTAAGTACGGCAAACGAATTGAAATACACGACAGAAATAAAATCAATATTGAATAACGAATTTGCATCACCTACAGCAGAATTTGTTCGATTCTTCGCACGTCAAGCCTATACTTCAGGTCAAATCACATCGAAGGTGATAGATATGTTTACACCACTCGTAAAGAAATCCATCACATCTGTTATTAATGATATTATTTCAGATAGACTAAATACAGCTATAAAAAACAGCGAGCAAACATCTGACTCACTCCAAACGATAGACAATACATCCATAAATACTTCCACAGAAGATACAGAAGAGAAACTCCCGGACGGAGTTGTATACATGGATAAAGAATCCGGTGTCGTAACAACACAAGAGGAATTAGATGCCTACAACATCGTAAGAAGCATTTTAAGAAAAAGCGTGGATGTGTCACGCATAACCTATAAAGACTATAAAAGTTACTTCGTTGTAAATATCGATAACAGCCAATGGTTCTGGATATGCCGTGTTTCTATCGGAGCAAGAAAAAAGCAAATAGGAATACCGGCAGACCAATATAAGAGTTGTGAATGGATTCAGATTGACAACATGGATGATATATTCAAATATGCAGACAGACTTGAAGAAGCACTTAAAATGGCAATAAAAAGTTGTGAACATTAAAATTAACATTAGTATTTACATTATGAAGAAGAAAGTTTTATTTTTACTGACCGTATTTCTTTATTCAATAACAGCTTTTGCTCAAGAAAAAAAAGAAGTTATCATTAAAGCTGGTACAATTGTTCCTTTGGAATCCATAAGTAATGTCAGAGCCTCCAAAGCACATGAGGGGCAGAATATTGATTTTAAAGTTTCCAGAGATGTTATCATAGACAAGGTTGTAGCCATACCGGCCGGAACTATAGCCAAGGGGGTAGTGTATGAGGCGAAAAGATCTGCATGGTTTGGAACCAAGGGAAGATTAGGAATCAGGATGCGCTATTTAACTTTGCCATCTGGTGATAATGTGAACTTCTCATCATCTGAAGTATATATAACAGGAAAAAACAGGACTCCTTTATCTGTTGTAATATTCTGCTGCACCTGTATCCCTCTGCCTTGTGGTTCCAAGGCTGAGATGAAAATCGGTTATGAGTTTGATGCATCAGTAGCAAACAATACCGTAGTAATAGTAGAATAGTCATTTTCTGATTATCCTATTTCACCGATAAATCGCGAGAGTTTTTGTATAACCCTCGTGATTTTTTTGCCTTTTATTTATCGCACTGTTCTATTTGTCGTATTTAATCCCATTTCATGGCTTTGATTTTTGCCATATTTGCAGGGTCATCGGCATTGATGATATCACGGTCTTGAGGTATGTTAACTCGCTTACGTTCCTCGTCAGACAAATATATGGACGTTACGGAATCGGCAAGGAGCAATTGTAAATTGGCATAGCTAATACCCCAAACAACATATTCAAAAGTCCATCCGTATCGTTGACAAGCTGTATCTATCAATGTGCCATATATGCTTTTGCCGCCAAATGTAAGAGAATTATTATCCTTCTTGGCTCTCATGGCTTTTGCTTGCCATTCTTTTTCCTTATCTATTCCAAGGTGTTTTATATATGCTGATATGTCTCTTTCTGACAATACCATAACCAATAGTTGTGCCATACTGTCATTATCTATTTCTTTATAGAAGAAATTACATCTTTCTTGTACAAAATCATAATCAAACAATTCTTCTTTCTTATTGATGGTATGATAGGACAAAATACGGCACACGCTTTCTTTTTTTTCCTGACATATTCTCAACGCTTCCATATACGGATTAGCCTTGATAATTTCCAGATTTATGCCAAGACACTCCACAAGCCTTGATATTAGGTATGTTTTTCCAAGAGTAACCGGATATAGATAAAACTGACGTTGATTTACTTTAAAACCATGTGGACGTTCAATTATAGTATCCGCAATGTCCATGTCTATAAGTTTCCCATCTTCTAACATAACGGTTCTTGTTTTTTTAATTAATGCCGGATATCTTCACAGACAACCGGCATGAAAAGACATATGAATAACAAACCAAATTTTCAAAATCGAGCGGAAACACAGATCCAAACTGTAACCTAATGCCTGGTAGACATACGTGCATCCATTACACCATTTCCGCAATACACGTGGGTATAAAGCCCCCACGGCAGGCTATCATCCTGAAAAACTATCCACCTACACTAGGATTAGGAGCAACTTCAAATTTATCTCCATCTCCAGATTCATCTTCTGGGTCACATTCAACCTTAGTCGGCTTACCAGAAGTAGGCGTTGTTATAATCTTACCCCATTGAATCTGTTTTTTGTCCGAACCCGGCTTCAAAGCATCAAAGGTATACGCCCAAATACCACCATCTGCCGCTGTAAATGAATCCTCAACAGAAACGGTAGTTTTTTCCATACAGAATCCCTGAACATCAGGATCTTCAGGCTGTAAAGCAACAGCATAATTATGTGCTACCACTCCATCACTATCACTTATAGGACGCTTACGCCCTTTTGCAGCACGAATATTGAAAGTAAGATCATAGGTGTTTTTTCCATACTTTACATCCTCGTTCTCTCCTCCTTCAATCTTTGCTTCTTTCTTGTCACCTTTTGTCGTTGTCAACTGTGTGGAATCCTCTACCGGAGTAGGCAATTCTTCCCATGCAGGTGATACTGCATCAAGGTCTTTAATAAAAATACGGGGCTTACCCCATCCGATTACTGCCATAGTTCTATATTGCTTAATATAGTTAATACTTATTCGTTATTTATCTCAATATACAGCTTGTTGTTGATGAAATGTTCCGTGTGTCCATCCTCAAAAGAAACACCGGTAGACATGACTTTTTGACTACATTCTTTAGGAACTGTATGAAACTCTTCTTTACGTATATAAAAGAGAAACTTACACAAGTCACACAATTCCCCTATACGGAGTGTATGCTTTTCCCATGCTTTTGTTCTAGAATTCCATTGGTCCCTAACATAAACATTGACATTCACATAAGCTCGCTGGATCTGACCGCATCCCTCATTGGCAAGTACAGATATGACAATATCCTCCTTGTCCGATTTATCTGGTCTACCCCTATCACTCAATTTCCCGGTTACACTTCTTTCAAGGATTGATCCTTTAATCTTGTGATATACAAATTTTGATATTTCAATGTCCGATTTCATCATTTAGCAATCTGTATCTTTAATTTTTCAAGCATCTTGGGTACTTGGTCTATTGCCCATAGCTCCGTTGACGCAAGCACATCCTTGTTATCCATCGCTTCCACATATTCAGCATAATTCATTCCGGCAACAATAACAAGAGCATAGTCATTGGAATATCTTCTAGCCAGTTCTTCTGCTAAGTCTTTGCCGACTTTTACACCTTGTGAACCCTGCTTCACCTGATTAAAGTCTGAGTATTGGATAATACTGCCATTATGGGCTATTACATAGCCAACTGAGCTACGCAAATTACCAGACTGATCATACCAACTTTTATCACCACCTCTATCACGTACCCTGATAACACATTGTTCTCCAAGATACGACAAAGCGCGTATTGTTAGCCTTTCAACCCGTTGTGCCTCCCTCATAAGTGTATTATGAATTTCATCAAGTTTGGTAGCCATTCTTATACCCATATCCTAAACCCAAATTTTGCACTGAAGCTGGTAACGATGAAAACCTTTCACTTCAAATTCTCTTTCTATTCCTCCGAGCAGACTTATCTTGACTCTATCCCCAACAGTGAACATTCGACAATCACTCGGTAGATAAACCGTGTATGAATAGCTTCTTAAAACACCATCCTCAAATACCCTTTCAACCGCTTTGCCGGTTGACGGGACAGCATCGCATGGGATATTCCCTTCCCAATGTTCTTCACCCGGATGGTAATCTCCATTTTCATCCTCATATCCGGGAGTGGATACAAGGTATTGCAAACTGTGTGGATTTCTACTCAAAACAGCCATGCTACAACAAACAATCACCTACATATACCGTTGGTTTTGCCTCCAGTTCTACCAAAGGTTCACCAATGGTCTTGTAAATGGAGTTAACACGTAAAAGTATCCGTTCTTTATCTTTGTCAGACAAAGCCCCGAAAGACTTGTCCGCTTCAGAGAAATTGATAGCTTGGACCAAAGACCAAAGACAATCAGCAAAAGCCCCCTGATATTCGTTGGAATGAGCTATGTTGTAATTAAAATCATCATCACCATTGAGATTACGTTTAATCATCACATTCTCTACAAAACCGACAGAAATCGGATAATGTATCTCATCTATAAGGGCTTGCTTGACTGTCTTCATTGCTTACTCTGATTTATGTGATTCAACCGCGGATTTCAATTTAGCTTCGTCAAGGTCATTCAGTTCATTCACAGCAGCAATCAACTTGTCATCCGCAACAGTTGAAGACAGCTTCTTACCTGTTATTTTATTGAACTCCTTAACGAACTCCGGCTTTTTGTAAGCCTGCCCCCAAATGGTAATTTTCGCATCACCGGTGTCGGAACCTTCAGCTGTTGTGTCAACAGTCTGAGCTTCCGAAACATCATAAACATAAATCTGGTCTACATCCTCGATGATAGGAGCGACAAAAGCCTGACCAGAAGTAATTTCGCGCAACGGATTTACAAGCGAATATTTGGAAATCAGTTTGTATATATCCACCAACTGGTAGTTTACGTTCTTCACTGGATTCGTCTGTTCTGCCAAACGTCCGTAAACCAGCGTACCGACAACCTCATTGCAGATGAAGACGAGACGGTTTGCATTCCAAGGCTTCACGGAGGTTTTTCTTCCGTCCTGTTCAATGACAACAGAGCGGTCTATCACTTTGAAGGTAACACCGTTATTGTCATCGGCAAAGGCTTCGTTGAACTTCGTTGCCGTAGGAGTAGGCAGGATAGTTTCAGCCGTAAACGACTGCCCATTGTAGTTCGCAACCAATTCTTTGGCACCCTGGGTCTGCCGCAGTTTGTCGTACATCGACTTGGCGATGCAGATTTGGATAATCGTGTTCCCGTCCGCATCGGCTTTGGAGATTACGCGCTTGATGTCTTCAAGCGAAATCTCATCCTTGACTGTTGCCCCAAAGGTATTTGCCGAGAGATAGTTGAAGTTCAGTCGCAATAACGCGTTCGGATTGTCTTCATCCTTGATTGCGACATACCCGTTGGACAGCGCAAACAGGAAGTTGTATTCGTTGCGCTCATCTATGCCGACAGAACATGCAACGGAATCATCCGACAGTTTCTTGACGATAAGCTGGGCGTTGCCTCCCTGTGCCTCCATAACATTGATATTGTTGATGTCGGATTCCTTCAGGATTTTCGACATTCCAATTTTGGGCAGCTTCCCATTGGCGGAAGCAATGCTGTCACGGGTCTTGATTGGCAATTCCGAATCTACCGCAACGAAATCTGCTGCAACATAAGTCGTATTCACAGACGTACTTTCCCATTTGTTGTCCGGAGAAAACTCTGTACGAAGCATAGCATTCTCACCCTTATGCAAGTAAGTGAGTTTTTTGTTTCGTTTCCCGTTTACTTTCTCGATAAGTCGCTGCAATTTCGGGAAAAATTTAGCGACGTATTTTGCAAATAATGATTCATTCATATATTACCTCCTTTTTAATCGTGTTCAAAAACAAGAGTCGGAACAGCCGCTTTCAAAGCCGCTTTGATTGTATCAAGTGGGTAAGGACTTGCTACATCGTTCACAACTCCGGTGTGCATAATTGACACAAACGGCTCTTTTACGGATTTAGTCGCAACACATACGCCAACGTATTCATGGTTGCCCAGCAGACTGTCATAAGCATTTCCGGCTGAATTCAAAGGCATAGGTTTATATGTATCATTTTCCGTATCGTGAATCATTACGTGTCCGGCACGTATATATTCTCCTTTAAAATTACTTACGTCCAACACTTTGCCGCCTTTAATTCCGGCAATGTATTTGCGAATGACTATCGGATCATTACCGAAACCGAAAGATTCAATTGTACCTACATCTACTACACTCATTTTAAAATCATTTTTTTTGTTTTACAAATTAGCCAAAGCGTCTATTTCTGCATCGCTAAATGGCTCATCTTGTTTTCCTGAACCCTTACCACCGGCAGCAGGAGGATTAGCCAATGTTGCCAAACCGGCATCCGCACGCTCTTGGTTGTAATTATTCAGGTCTTCCTCAACCTCCGAATAAAACTCGTCAAACTCCTCTTCGGTTTCAAATTTCATGCGGTCGAAACTTTTCAGGATGCGACTGCCGAAAGAACCCGAATCTTTGAGCAACTCGTTAAGCTTGGATTTTCTTGAAGTAGTGACTTTTTCACCTTTCAATACCGAAATTTCATTGGTAAGCGTATCAACCTTGTCAAGCAATCCCTTTGCCCATGCCGGAGCATCATCATTACTTTTATTCTGCTGAGGATCATTTTTGTTTGAACCCGTCTGACGATTGTTTGAAGTATTCGATGATGTATCATCGTCGTCATCGGTTTCGTCATCGTCATTCTTTTTGCGATTTTCTTCGATTACTCGGTTTGCAAAAGACTGGCTGACTTGCAGGTAGGGAATAACCGCATCAATAGCTGCTTCAATTTCTGCGTTTACATCCTCATCGGAGGCATCATCTGTGGAGGTTAGGTTATCGGCAATTCTAGCAGCGATACCCATCACCTCTTTTTTATTGAACCCGAACGCCTTCACTTTCGGTTTCAATTTCAACAAAACCTGTTGTTTTCTATCCATTGTACAATGTTTTAATTAATAAAAACGGCCTGCAAAACATTACATGCAAGCAGACCGTCAACCTTCTTAATCATACATTAAGAGCAATGAATGTATTCACGACAAGTTCGGTTGCATGTAACTTCACATGCTTTATGCAAATATACGAAAAGTGATTCTTTTTACTTCACCTTAATTGTTAAACTATTATAATAAAACACATAGTACGAAAATAATCTTGTACTCCGTGTTATGAAACTGAATGTATCTGTATATAAGTCGTTATTATTTAAGATATGACGGGTTATCCTTTAAAAAATATGGCAAAGTTCCATTTCTCTTTGCATCTGCTATGCGTTGGGAATTTGTGCCAATCCACTGTTTAAATGCATTCGGTACATCCTTGACTTCATTCACACTTTCAGTCGTAGATTCACTTCTACCATCCCATTCCCAAAACTCTTCTTCTGTTTTAAGGATAGGTATTTTATAGCATAAATCATTCGGATGCCAGCCAGTCCAAACGAAATCTTTAGGATATTTACCTGCTAACCTATCGCATATATCCCCATGTGGCATACGGTGATGATGTGAAGAGCTTAGCTTTATTTCGTACCCCACAACGAAATCCATTTGTTTCCAACGCTCATTTTCAGCAGTCCGGTAAGCCATGTTAATTTCAGATCGAGCCAGTCGGATAGAACGGTATTCGCAATCCTTTAAATGTTCTGCACTACCATACTTGTCTTTATAATCTTTTTGCAGTGATGGAAAATCAAGCAGATATTTAGAGATTTGTTTACTCAAAGTAATAGCACTTGTTCCTTTCTGAATAGCGCAAGATATAGCTGCTTCAAGTTCTTGTTTATAAATGGTGGATTGTTGCCAAAGTTTGGCAGAGACATTAAAGCCTTTATCCTTGCGGTTTTGGAGCGCTTTCAAAGCATCAGAGTTTACTTGATATAAGACTTTGTATTTTTCCCCATCAACTTGGGCATTATAAGCCCTTAGAACTTTATTTGCCATCAAGTCTTGCACTTCATTACTATTTTTCCATTCTTCACTAATACCTCGATAGATAATCGTATGAATATAATTAACAAATTGAGCCTGTATATCCTCTATCTGTTTTTTAGTCTGTGGGTAATCAGACCATTTAAAAGGATTTTCACTATCAGATGAATAATCAGTGCGTAATACAGTTTTAGCAGCTTCCAAATTCAGAACATCATATATATGCTCCACTAAAGCTACATATTTATTCAGCCTTGTGTTAAGCTCTTGATATTTCTTCTTTTGATTCGGAATCTTAGGTTTTGACATATTGGTTTGTTTTTAATCTATTTATTAGAGTAGGCAGAAAAATCACGGGGATAAAACAAAAAATATTTTTCTGTTTTTAAGATTGACTCATTTCTTATTGAACTTGTCACATACGTCACGGTTAAGAAAGCGACTGGAAGTGAAAAACGGACAACGGCACATGAAGAACTCACCTTTCAAGTTCTTCTCGTGCCGGTCATAGCTATGCACGCAATCCCGACAATGATACTTAGATTGTGTTATTACTTTTTTTGCCATATACAAATTTGTTCTTTCTTTTATCAACCATCGGATATAAATAATGCTTCACTATAATTTTGCCACAGATAGGACAATCTTGTACTACATATTCTACCGTAATTATCTTTGAATGTCTTTTCATATTTATCCCTCCTCAATTCTATCAGGTGCCGGCATTTCCAGCAGCCTGATAGCCTTAATCGTTTTTCTACCTTCTAAAATAGCTTTGCATAATCTATGGTATCCATCTGCTATTTGTCCTACTTCATCCAGTATAATAGGGTAGTCTAAAGAACAATCACGAACACGTTTGCATTGAAAGATAAAACTATGAAGCTGGCTGCACTCAAACGGTTCAACAGTCAGGTCTATATTCCACAATGGCATATCACGTACAGGGTATTCCTTTGCTTTCGCGAAATTATAAAGTGTCTGGGCTTTCCATACTTTATTTCCTCTAAGGTATTCGCTTTCGGCAAAGGTCATATTATCTATTGGTACTTTCATGTTATTCCGCACTTTCAAATAAACCGTTCATTCTTGATTGTTTTGCTTGTAAATCCATCGCATCTTCTTTATGTATCTGATCCAAAGTTGCCTCCGCATTATTAGAACCAGCTTCTCTAATAGTTTGCAACTGGCTCTTGATTGGCTTGCCACCATTCTGTTTTATAAGTCTATCAGTCATTGCATCCTCGTCCATTTGGATAAACGGAGTAATGACATGCTCAACTTCTACATTGTCAATCTCTTTAACCCATGAAGTATTCATGCTTTTCAAGAAAGCCTTGATTACACTGCATTCACGCTCAAACGATTCTATCCAATCACCACTTTCATCACCTACTTTCAGATGGGCATCAGTCAGCAAGGTCTGTCTAGCATCAAACCCGATATTTCCTAATGCTTTCATGTTCTCGAATGATATATCCGGAATTTGTGATTGTGACCAGAATAGACTAATCAGGGTACTTACATGGTACTTTAGTGCTTCGATAGCCTGAGACCATGAAACATAAGACACATCACCTCCATTTTCAACACGGAATATCCTACGGCTTTCCCCCTTATCTTCTTTTCCTTGTGTAGCCCCTGCAATTTTAAGGATAGGAGCACTGTTGTAGGCGATAACATCACTATTACGAGAAAGGGTATATTCTATCTCATTACGCAAATAAGACAAACCATGGTAAATAGGAACTGGGCGATGAACATAAACACCGGGGATCTTCAATATAGCTATTGGTTCCGCTTTGATTTGTTCCCACCCAGATCCTTGCTGCTTCCACTTGTAATGGATCTTAGAAGTATATGTTTCAAAAAAAGCAATTTCTTCGTCCTTGACTTTCTTCTTGTATTCAAAAGACATAGCAACCATATCTCCCAACTCGTCAAACAACGGATACAGCCCGACGCCCTCCATCGGGGAATAGGTCTTGCATTTCAGCTTAAATTTACTTTGAAAACCATATAGAGAATTGGGATTTTCAACCGTATACCAAATGGTAAATACCTCGCATGACGCAAAATAGGCGTTGCCACGTTTAATATTCTCACTGTCTATACGAGCATACTTGTATATATTCTCAATTGCTTTCGCTATTTGTTGGCGAGTTTCATTGTCCTCAATATTATGATAGACACGTTTTACTGGAATGGAAAACATAAACTCTGTCATCCGTTTTGTAAGGAGTTTTTCAAGACCGATATAAATACGGGAAGCTTTTTCTACCGTACCATCAGATTTTACCTTATCTTTTCGACCAATGTTATCATTTACTATCGAATGCAATGTTGGTTCATAGTCTTTAATAAGATTATCCCATGAGGGGACATAGACTGACTTTCCTTTTAAGTCGTTGATGATATTATCAACTGGACGGGTACTGTCCAATATAGCTGTTATTTCGTCCATAAATATAGTAAAGTGTCACTTGACACCTTTTTTTATATTGATTATTTAGATAGGAATTTATTCACGAAATATATTTGTCCTTTGCCGGTTACTTTGGTAGTGGTTGTTACCAATACCGAACCATCCGGCTTGGTAATTGATGTTTTCTTCAACTCAAAAAGTCCCAATTTCATAGATTTCTGCGTTGGCTGATTATAATAATCATCTTTTTGGCAAAGATAACCGTTCTCTCGCATCCAACCGAACAAACGGTTCTGACCGATATTCACTCCGTTCTGTTGGAGAATTTTTGCCAATTCAGCAATAAGGCACGAACGTTGAGAGGTACATACAGCATCGGCAAAAAGGACTTTAGGAGCATCTTTTTGGATCTTCTGCTCAGCCTCTATAAGACGCTGTTCTTTTCGTTTCAGTGTTTCTTGTGCCACAATAAGCGCACGTGCCATGATTTCTTCTGGAGTGTCGTCCATTTTGGTAGCGATGTAGCCACCTGTCTTACGGATACATGGCAACACTTCGCTTGTTACCCATTTGCGGAACTTTTTAGCTTCAGGCTTACGACTATCCAATATTGTATCATACAAACCATCCTCATCAACAAAATTTGCCTGTTGGATTCCACCGGCTGTTTCAAGGGGATACTTTGAAAGTACATCCTTATCTAATCTTTGCGCTACCTTACTGGGAATCAAATCCAAAATCTGGCATACATCTGCCAAGCAAAAGAAAGGTTCGTTATTTTCACCCATCGCAATTCTTACCTTTCCGAATTGCTCATTCTCAAAAATTTTAATTGTGTTCATAATGTAGTTCCGTACTCCTTCATACGGTGATTAGTTACACATGATACTGCTCCAAAAAGGAACCGGATAGCACAATACGTACTACCCGGTAACGTGAAGGAGCACGTTAGCATCAAATGCTATGATGCAAATATAATAAAAGTGGCTGTAAAAATGTCACATTCAACGGAAAAACTTACCTTAAATACAATATTTTATATTATCTGTTTGTATTTGGTACTATTTTTAGTACCTTTGCATAAACGAACGATTATGGGTACAAAGGAAAAACTAATAGAACGTATTTTGTCATGCCCAAAGGATTTTACCTATGATGAAGCAAAACGTTTATTCGGGATTTTTGGATACAAGGAAAGCAACAAAGGTGCTACATCAGGTTCCCGTGTTGAGTTTATAGGACCAGACGAAGAAGCTCCTTTCATTTTACATAAGCCACATCCCGGAAGCATTTTGAAATCATACGTGATAAAAGGAATAATTGAGCATATAAAGAAAAATAATTTGATTGAGAAATATAAACAATCTAAAACAAAGTAGTATGGGACTTTTAAAATACAAAGGATATTCCGGTTCTGTAGAATATAGTCCGGAAGACAATTGTCTGTTTGGCAAAGTACAAGGGATGAGAAAAGCGTCAATCCTTTATGAAGGGAAGTCTGTTGATGAGGTCCGTAAAGACTTTGAGGAATCTATAGACTTTTATCTTGAAAACTGTAAAGAAAGAAATATACAGCCTGAAAAACCTTATAGTGGGAAGTTAAATCTACGTATGTCACCAGACTTACATTCCCGTGTAGCTGCTTTTGCTTCCAGCACTGGAACAACAATTAATGAGTTTATCAATAAAGCCATATCTAAAGAACTTGAACACGAAATGGCTTTGTAAATACCGAACATAAAGAGAGGGTATGCGATACTCTCTCTTCTAAATTACTTACCGTAACCTGTATCAATGACTTTGTAACCATTTATCTCTTTTCTCTCTACATGCCTCTAATGTTGATGCACAACAAGAAAACAACTCACCACTTTCAATACGGTAGTCATACTGGTACATTCTCACTCTTTTACCTCTCAACCTGGTGTTATAGGTAGTGTAATTCTCTTTACCGGGTTGGCATACGCTGCAACCTCTTTCGTTGTTAATTGAGTTCATTTATCAATACTTACTTAGTAATTTGTAAAACATTCGCCTTTTCTCTATGTATTTAAGACCGTTTCGTCTAAGACCTCGCTTTGATTTTGATACAGTCATTTGGCAACCTGCAACGCCAACGTAGATGCAATTTAAATGATGCCTTTTAGCTTGTTTGAAAGCCCACCAAATCGCTTCACGGCAATATCTATAGCTATCATTTTGAATACCTTCGTATCCTCTACTCAAAATGAAGTGGCCTATTTCATTTGCTTCTTCTTCTGAATAGCATATTGTGAAGATATTATTCATCCTTTCTTTGCTTTACTTGTTCAACCAAAAACTTTTTAAAATCATTCTTGTACTGGCTGTGAATGATTTTATACTGATGGGATAGGTTAGGCAATTGTTTATAACCTTTGCTATACAAGAATTTGGCTACTAATTCAATCTTTTCACGGTTACTGAAACCTCTGTCCTTACACATGTTAGTTATACAGACATTCGCCTTGCTGGTAGGCTTCTTTTCAACTGGTGGCATGTATTCATGTCTGCCATAAGCAAGCGTTCTTGGATAGCCAACCGCTTCACCTAAATATTCACCTGTAATGCAATCAAATTCACCACTAATTAAACTATCTGCTATTTCACCCATAATAATCAATATTTAATGTTTCACATTCAACCGTTCTTCACTCGTATAAGCCACTACAAGCCCAGTTTCATCATGCTGTATGGTGATGTACTTTTCACCCCTCTCTATAGTAGAGAAGTCATAAGGTGTTACCATCTTATCCAATACTTTACCCAGTTGCTTCATCAGTGGGGCTTCATGACTGATAACTAAAACTAAATCCGCTTTCATAATCGTGTGTATTTTGGTAGCCCGAAGGCTCCCGGATTTAGAACTCAACCAATATCAATCTTTCTAAAGAACCTGATGCTTTCACCCACATGTAATTGTTTTCAAAACCATAGTCAAAGAACAGCTTAAAGTAAGGGTATTGTACTATTAAAGAGTTCATACAGCCTCTTAACTCGTCTTCTGACATACAAGAAGTTATTTCATTGACAATTTGAACGAAAAGGTATAAAACTTCTGGTTCATTATTCAATAACGGTTTTTCTATAACTGCTTTTAAAAATATATTTTCTTTCATGTTCTTCTATATTGCGCAGGGCTTTTGCCCTGATGGTTAAACTTATCTTTTATCTATCACTAAGTAATGGTCTGCTAAGCATTTAACCCATTGTATTCTATACTTTCTTGAAGCACATCTAAATTCAATATCTCTTATAGCAGAAAGAATATCAGACGCACTTTCATTATAATATTTTGCGAGTATAGTTAGTACATGATAGCTTTCTTGCGGTGTAAAGTGTAAAGAACTTCTATATCTCTTTGCTGTCTCATATACCCTCTTTGAGAATGATTCAATAGTTTCAAAATCTTCTTTTCTATAATTAAAAAGGTCTGTTGCTTTCATTATCGTATATCTTTTAATTGTTAGTAATATTGGTTTCTTTTAAGTATTGTAAAGATACTCATTATCAATGAATTAGCCAAATATTTACACAATTATTTTAGTCATAAATCGCTCATAACCAATGATTTAACTTTTGCTGTAGAATAAAAATGCGCCGACTTTCACAAGCCAGCGCACATAAGAGCAATGAAAACACAAACAAGGAGTGTTTTCGGTTACAAAGGTACTAAAAAAACACAACTACAAAAAGTCTTTAAGCAACTCTTCATCACTAATAAAGCTATAATCTCTAGGATAAAACGTATTCGCTAATGCATCCATATAGTCAGGAGAACATTTAATACGTTTTTTGATATCTTCTTTAGGTTCAATAATAATCTTTCCATTACTAAGGAACTTCCACTTGGTTTCTGTAGCTTCTTCCATGAGTTGATCGCATGGTGGCAAAGCTGCACCAAAACCATTTTTAGGATTTAGCCAATCACGTAAAGCCCAATATAGATATGCACGCATGTTAGCAAATTCGTATTCCCCGGTAATATCATGCAATCCATCTGCCCCTTCCGAATATTTACATGAAAAAGCGTTTGTAAATTCTTCCTCCAACAAACGAGAATAGACACCTGCCCCTTCTCCTATCGTATCAATAAACGCTTTTGCTCCTTTCTTCTTTAGATAGGGGATCATCATACCTACTACGTGCATGTGATCCGCACGTCCAGCAGATTGATGAACATCAAATTGTGGAACATAGTTCCCGTATCGCGGACAAAGCACGCTGTTATCACGTCCCATACCGGCAACGTCAACACCTAACTTGCAAGATTTGGCTGGAATGAAACCGCTTGCCTGTAATTCCTGCCAATTCCTATTTGCTATCTCTATCCATTCATAAGGAATAAGAACATCTTCAGATACTTTCGGAAACATACCAAGTACCTTGACGCGAAACAAATCGTTAGGTCTGTATAGTTTACCTTCCCAATTGAAATCGCCTTCTCCCTCATTGAAATCTGTTTTTTGAATGGGAGAACACCAATTTATTACCTTGTCTTTTACCCATTCATAATCCACTTGACCGGGTATTACAATTTGCTTCTTTACTACATTTTCTGCATTTAGAGAGCTAAGTCTGAATTTTGCAAAACGGTCAGACTTCATGGCACGAGCTGCGTAACCGGTAGTAACATTAGGATTGAACACTATGAGAAAGCGGGAATTACCCTGTAAGTTACCTTCAATAGCGTTGTATGTCGCTTCTGATATACCGGAAGCTTCAGTAACAACAAACATGGTATTTACAGCATGGAAACCAGACCATGCTTCTGTGTTGTCATCACCAGCTTTGAACCCCGTTAGAAACCACTCTTCGTAATCTGTTTTAATGCCGGAAGATAGTAGACGTCCGGGCAAGAACCCTGCATTTCTAAATAAACGGGATATTTCAGGTATCATTATATTTTGAACCTGACGAGCTGTAGGAGCTGTCATGGCAATCTTGGTATTCTTAACTAACTTACCTTCTTTCCAACGTGGAGTAAGATACATGAAGCACATAGATGCACAAGCTGCAATGTAATCTTTCCCACGAGCTGTGCCCGATGCTACAGCAGTCATTGGATTATGCTGAACGGATTGAAGAATAGCTTGTTGCTCTTTGTCTAGTCTTGAATGAAGAACATCATGAGCGAACTTGCACCAATCCTCTCGCCATGCTTTCATGTATCGTATAGACTTTTCATCTTTGCTCATTCCTCATCGTCTGGCAATTCTTGCATTAATTTCTCAAATGGATTAATATTCAAATCTTGCTCTACTTTTTCAACGTAACCGCGATGCTTCATTTTAGTCTTACTTAACCAAATAAGCATAGTATTATCGTGTTCCGTCAAAGCTTTAGCAAACATTGTCGTTTCTAGCTTATCATAGAAACTTTCTTCTACTTCTTTCCATTTTTCGGCAAAATCTGGATCATTCGCTTTCCATTTATAAGCAATTGAGCGTGATATTTCCACAGCCTCACAAGCTGCGGTAACATTCAGCATCCTTGCGTCCAAAGCTTTTAGGAATTTCGCTTTCTTTTGCCTTGTATTAAGCCTGTACTTCTGTGCCATCTTTATTTCCCTCCAATACATTGTTTACGATTTCCAACATCTTACAAATACTTAGTGCCTGCGCCTTGATTTTATATTTGGCTTGAACTTTAGTCGACACCTCATTCAACCGGCGCATTGTGTCCATATCCACCAAAGTTAGATTACCAATCTCTTTTTCTGAATAACATTCCAACGTTTCCATGAGTTTATCAAACGAAACCTTCTGTGTATCAACAAACATAAGAGTTACAGGAACGATTTCGTTATTCGGCATTTCAACCGTATAGTTGATATCCTTTACGCTTTCCAGAACTTCATTGCTGATATGCGCATACTCTTTCAGTGCGACATCTGTTATTTCATCAAGCAATTGCTTCAAAATCTCCGCATCGTCCTGCCCAACTATACTGTTATGTGACAATTGTGTTGCCAGCAACCAATCGTTTGTAGTCTCCTCTTCATCTATGTACATAACATGGATGGAAGTAAGCCCGGCCATTTTTGCCGCTTGTGTTCGGTGATTACCACTCACTACCGTATAAGAACCATCTGAATGCTTTACGCAAAATGGTACAGACGATAATTGACCGTCCCTACGAATGTTATTCACTAAGGCATTAAACGTGTCCTGCTGCATGAAATGCGCATTTTTCTTGACCAGCTTAATGTCAGATAACTGCACTTCCGCTATCTTGAATTTTCCCATATTATTCCTTTCTCGGCTCATCACCGTATTTTTTCACAAAATCTTTTAAAATATCATCTAAGTTTCCACGAATACCTGCATCTTGTATGTAATGGAGTTTACCAACACAGCGTTCATGCAGTTTAAACACTCCCCGATACTTCATACTTACCGGTTTATCGGTAAATACAGAAGTGGCAATCACTCCACATTCATGTTTATATCTTATGTCCAATTCATCTTTGAACTCTGACGAAAGTACACCCATAATTAGCAATCTACTCAATTTGGGCAATGGATGGTCTATCACGAAATCCGACTTCATCAAAACTGCATCCATGCCGTACTTGCTTACCTTCAGGAAATCAAACATACAAGCCCCGAACACATAATCATCCAAGAACCATAAGTAACAGAATGGCGCAGAACCGAGGATAATACCCTTTTTCAAGTAAATCATACGCAGATAATCAATCTCTGCCATAGAAGCACGTACAAACCGGAGTTTGCTTTTATCCGTAAGCATATAATCATCCGGCAGTCGTTTATATTTTAAAGGAATGATAGTACGCCTTTTAAAACTGCTGTCTCCACTTTCTACCACATTAGACCAAATATATGTGCGTTGGTCTTTGAATACCTCTCTTCTGCCCATAAATCCATGCTGCGAGAGAGCCATGTAATTAACTTGTTCTTCATCTATTTCTGCATATTTCGTTTTAATTCGTTCTTGCCATCCGAGGTCATCCATCAAGAAACGTTGCAATGCGTTACTTGTAGCTTTCATGCCGGAATGAAATTCATTTTGATAGATTAGTATATCATCCTCTTTACAATTAAGAATCGCATCCGATATATCAGCACAATAAAGCACTTCAATAGACTTACTTTTAAGGTTATCTACTATATTTTGATAACGTTCCGTATACTTCTTATGGTAATGCTCCAACTTTGCCATAAAATCGTCATAAAGCGATTTGTGATAAATATCCTGTGAGTTCTTATGCTTCTTGATGGCATTAAAAAGGTGAATAGTGGCAATAATTTCAGCAGGATTTTCGGATTTGATACTTAGAAACTTATATTCTTCATTAAAGCGTAATTCTTGTATTTCACCTTTGATTGCTTTATACATCATGTAGATAAAATACTCCTTTGTATACACCTTAATTTCACGGTTGGTAAGTACCTGCTCTATATCCATATAATACGAGTTTACCACATGGGCTACATCGAATTTGGAGGCCTCTTTCTTGATAAAGGAAAGCATACGGTTGGATTTCTTAAACATGGAGCCTACCACTGTAACATTATCCGAGTGTTCTGCTGCCCAAAGTAACGGTTTATGTCTTTGGGGAACCTTAGAATAGTCTATATTGAACACTTCAAGGCACTTATCAATTGTGGTGAGTTGCTTATACTCTTCCATATCTTCATGCAGGTAGGCGTACTCCACAAACGAATACATGAATTTGATTGTTTCCAGTATTTTATCGAAATCCCAGGAGCTATTGAAGATCCTAAATTCTGCAGTTCCTATCTTTCCAATAGAACATAAATTAAGCCAATACCGGATATGCCCTCTGTCTGAACCATTGCTAAAGATCTTCAGCAAGTTATCGATATTATCGGCTTCCAGTACACGCTTTACCACATCCCAAGGTGGACTAGGCACGAGGTATTTCGTTTCCCACCACTCGGCGATGTCAAATATCCGCTTGATAGGATATGCAGTATAGTAGGATAGAACAAACATGCGTTTGATAACATCCAAATCCATATCCTTGATATACAGATGTGCATCAAAACCTTCATTCCACATAAGATAGCTTCCTGCATCTTTCATGGTCTGAATGAAGTCCTTCAGTTCTTGCAGATCTTCTGCACAATAATGGTACGGTCGAGTGTTTATCTCACCGCCAAACTGACCGTGATGCGTAACTGCCGAACCGTCCGAGTTGTTCATCATGGTTAGTTTGTTGTCCGTCCACTTGTAACCGGATGAAAGTGGGATAAGCTGTTTGTCACCATCGGCAAACTCCAACTCCATGCCAAACGTACGTTTGGCAATATAGTCAATCCAAGGTTTATCTATATTCATGTTCTGCATATTTCAATTTAACCAAGGATTTATAATCAGGAACAATATAAATCACATCACCAATGCGATAATCCGAAACATGCTCACATTGCATTATTGAATATTCACTGGAACTGTACTCATATTTCAAATCGGTGTGATAGTAAATCCGGCATTTGTACATATCTGCCATTGAATAACCGCAATCAATAATGAGTTGGTTACGCTCCGGATAAATGCCTATAACCTTTGCTTGTAACTCAATTCCATTAAGACCTTGCTTTTCTTTGTCAACACAATATGGGATTGTACCAAACAACATATATTCACCAATACGAACATCACTTATGAAACTAGGCAGTTTACTATTTTGCCCAAGCCAAAAACTACCTCCCAAACTGATAGACTCAATATCATTACGCAGGCCGTTCCAGATACGGAACAGTTCTTTTTCCGAAGGGTGATTTTCATTCAGACAACCGGAAGTAATCAAACCATATATATGGGAGCTTGAAAGTGTCCTTATTTCATTGACCAACTTACTTGCTTCATAAATGCTTAAGCCTTCTCTATTATCACATGCATTAATCGGAATATAAAAATTATGTATTCCTTGGCACGCATTTCCATTGATAGTAAGATATTTCCAAACATCCGCAAATGATGTAACCACAGCACCGTTATTCCCCTTTACTGCCTTTCCGATAGAATAGCATATACTGTCTTTTAAATGGAGTCCAAAAATCTTATTTCTTATCTTATCCGATATATGCTCATAAATATCTTCATAAAAATCCTTGAACATTAACGAAATAGGGACATTAACAAATGATTGAGCCTTTTCAATGTTTTCTATTATATTCTTGGTATAGACTATAACTTTCATAGTTCCCACTTTAAGATTAAACGTTCAATTTCTTTGTATTTGGTATCTCTTTTGAATGAGAACCCTGCATTGATGAAACTCTTCATGCTTGCCTCATTCTTAGGCGATGTCATAGCAAATATCTCTTGCGAGCCATTGGAAATCAGTTTGGCAATATTGGCATTGAGAAGGATATACTGAAATCCGTTCCCCCTATAATCAGCATGAACAAAGCATTTATCCACGTAGGCTGTACCGTATTCAGTGCAATAGGCAAGTGAGTAGGCAACCAGCTTGTCATTTACCAACAACCCGAAACTGCAACCGGATTGCAAGCACTTCACTATATCTTCCGTCTCAGAGGGAAAACACATATCCGGATTGGCAAGAAGAGTCCGCTCCATCTTTTCAATATCGGACATATCAGACATGGACAAAACTTTTACTTGCATTTTGTACTCAATGTTTCCTTTTTCAGTTGGGAACAATGGTTCGTAACGGTCAATCCATGCTTTAGAGAGAAATGTATCGATATCAACTTTAGGCAACAATGCTTTTCTGCAACTGTCGAAAACATCTAATACAAATTCCTTATGCTTAGCAAGTTGTTCGCTTTTCAACGGACACTTACCACTACGAAACACAAAACTTTTTTTCACCGATTTTACCCACAAAGGATAAGTTTTACACATAATAGGCTTGTAACCATTATCACATGATTTGCAGTCTTTAGCGATACATTTTACCTTTTTACCGCCAAAGTAATCATCATCTATAATCTGTAAATGGGAGATTTCTTTTTCATGCCCGTCAAGTTCATGGGGCAAAATTACAATATGTCCGTCTGATCCGAACGAACAACACTTCCAACCGCATCCGGAGTTTTCACATGCTCTTATTAGTCCTTTATTGCTCATATATTTAAGTTGTATATAACTTCATATACATTTTGCGTTAAATGCCTGCCGGGCATATTCCCAGCAGGCTTAACACAAAAAATCAATCATCTGCAAGCTACTTGCAAGAACACTTATGCAGTCCTTCGGCTTCTTTTAGTCGTGTCAGATGGCAATTTCCATCACCCCGTAAACTACACAAGCTTTAATGTTTTTGCTTTTGCTTATCGCTACTATAAGGGTTGAGCGGAAACAGGGAGTCGAACCCCACTCTTTGGCTGGAATACCAACGCTCTACCGATGAGCTATTTCCGCAAACGCTCGTCTTTCCGAGCTGCCAACATTATGAACCGCCATGTAGCCACAGTCAACATTCACATGATTTTGTGAAGATCCACCTTGATTGATACCCTTTGGACTTATATGGGTTTTACCATACTCTCTCAATCTACTATTTTCTTCTATATATCGGTTGCTCCCATAACAACCTCAAATTTTAGAAAATGGTGCGTTCATTGATACAAGGCTGTGGGAACTCAAGGATTCGAACCTTGTTCTTCGGATTTTCAGTCCGACGCATAGACCATCTTTGCTAAATTCCCTTTTGCCTATGCTGTCAAACCACCGCTTGCTTGGCAAATCTGGCAGCATTCCATCAAACGCTATTGATGGTTGGCTAATAATTCTGGGTTATCGTATATATTTCCTTTTATTTCATATTCATATAAAACGGCTCCATGTTCATGCCCATCATTCCAATCTGAGGAATATACAAAATCTGACACAATGTAACCTTTATAAGTTTTATGTTTTATACCAAAAACTCCGTTATCAAAACTCACTTCACCTATAAACCCATAGTCATATCCATCTGTAACTATTCGTTCAACAATGTCACCCTCATATATTTCTTCCCCATTCTTGTCAAGCAAGCCTGTGAACTGACCAACAGAGTCTTCCTTCACTTGCTCCCAATCGTCAAGTGTACCTCCTTGATGAATCATTGGAAAGTGGTCGTCATCGTCTTGAAATAACCAACCGATAATCCATTTTCCGCTTTCAACGTGTTTACCTCTAAACTTAATATTTCTTCTCATACTCAAAACAAACTTGCTTGTTCATACTTAGGTTCTTTCTTCTCAACAACTCCAAACTCTTTGATTTCAATACCTGTCTTTTCAGTAAGCCACTTAGCCAAAATATGCCGATGGCAGAAATCACCCGGCTTTTCGTAACAGCAGAGAGCAACATCTTTGCCTTCACTGAGTCGCTGGATGGTTTGTATCAAATCTTGTGGATTGACTTTTGCAAGGACATCATTCAAATACATATTCGTGTATTCTTCATAAGTCCATTTATCATCCAGCATATATCTTCTTGGTGCAACCTCTATTATTTGAGGAGCATTATAATATCTTGGCTTCCCTAACGCAACACATATCATTTTTACGTTTGCGGCTGCCAACTTTCTGTAATTTCCGAAATAACTTGTGTAAATTTTCATTGCTCTTTTTTTTATTTTTATGGTGTAAAGATATAAAATATGACGTAAAAAACGTCACTTTTAGTCATAAATTTATTTAATTTGATGATTTTATTGTCTCAACCTTGTAACATTTCATCATGTGATCTGTTTCGCACCCCATATTGAAGATGTTACCGAGATAGTACTTGTGAGCTTCTTGCTCTGATAGGTTAATAGGAGTAACAAACCAGTCTTTATTGCCTTGTTCGTCTTTTAAATACACTTTTACAGTTGTTTTCATTGCTTATTATTATGTTGGTTATGTGATTTTATACTTGCTTCTTTTAGTTTGGTAAAATAATCAATCCGCTTTTTGTCTTCATCTCGCAATTGCTGGGAACATCTTTTTATACTGTCCCTATGTTCTTTACTAAGCATATCTGCGTGCTGACTCCATTCTATTGAACCAGAAGGAATAAAATCAAACTCAGGAAAAAATTTTGTTTCATACGAAAATCTCACTATTCTAGCATATTCCCTCAAATCATTTGTCTCTGGGTCTATGGAATTATGGCTCCCTATTGATTCACATACAATTACCATACAAGGTTGGTATAAAAATACGATTTTATTTGCTTTCATTGCTTTTAATGCTAAAAATGTGGATCAATATAATGACTTTGATAATGAAGCATAAGCAAAACACCATCCTTGTACGCTTGCCCATCTGCCACCCAACAGCCATTTCTTCTTTTAGTGAATACCTTTGGTACACCTTCAAGTTCTGATAAAATCTTATAATCACCAGCATAGTAGTCGATACATTTCGTTTGATTAAATGTAACCTCAATCTTGCATGGAGAAATAATTTTGGTAACAGTAGCTGCTCTCCTATCAGAATAGTAACATACAGTACACCCTAACCCGATTTCAGGAATTAAGTTTCTGATAGCTTTTGTCTGTTGTCTATCTCTTTCTTCTCTCCATTCGGAATACTTAACCCCATCCGGACGTTTTCTGCTTTCGATTTCTCTCAGGATAGCAAAGCTTTCTTTGCTTGTTAATTTTTTCAATGTTTTCATTGCTCTATATTTTATCCGTTATACGTTGCTGTTATTTCTTCGGCTTTTAATTCTTTGGTTAGTTGTCCGTTCTTATAAAACCGAACCGCTACAACACGAACTGTATCAGATAGAAACCTCCCACAATCATTGGTTATCTTTGATTTTAGATTGATTGCCATAGCTAAACTTTTAGTACGTGTCTTGATTGTTTTTTTGAATCCGAAAACATAATCTTCGGTATCAATCTCAAATGAATATGTAGTGGAATACATCACTCTTTGAAGCTCTTTTGTTAGTTCTGTTACTTTGCTCATTTGCTCTCTTCTATTATTAGTCGTTATTATTTCCAAGAAGTTCTTGTAAAGCAGACTTATATCCGTCCAACGCCTGTTGTGTATATCCCAATCTGAATTTTTTATCTGCTGAAAGAGAGTCGTTGTTCAATCCTTTTTCAATAGCTTCAATGTTTGCTTTGTAGTATCTGATAAGTTCTTCTGTTTTCATTGCTCTTGACTTTTACTTGTTATTAATAGGTGTTATTTTGATATTGTAAAGATACAAATAATATATTGAATATCAGTATTTTACATCTTAAATATCGCAAGCTTAAACTTTGTTTAACTTTCTATATTTCAACGTGTTACCAAATATTTCAACGGTGGTGCCGCTCCGCTTGTTGCCTCCACGCCTGGATAGTTGGTTATTTAAACACGTGATCTATAAATACCGTATTAGTTTGCCATTCTCCGCGCTTTTTGAAAACGAAATACCCGCGTATTGTTGCCGTTTCATTCATTCCGTTTGCAAAATCATAAGCGGCTTGTTGGTCCTTTCCGAATTCTTCGTTTATCGTTCCGCTGTTATTGCTCACCCTATAGCGTAGCTTTGCAGGGGCTTTTGTTCTATCTGTAATAATATTCATACTTTCCGTTTTGTGCAATTGCTTGCGGTTAATTATTCGTTATTAATATCCTGCATACACTTCTCGCGTTAATGGTGTATGATAAATTCGATAGTTGCCAAATGGGTAAGATGTTCTAAAATATTTCTTTACGTTTGCTACATACGCAAAATAAATGTGGTCAATCTTTTTGCATCGCACTGTATTGCCCAATGTAGCAAGTGTAATACGGCAAAATTGTTCTTGTAAATTTGATAGTGTTTTCGTTCTCATATTCGCTTTGATTTAATTGTAAATAATTCGTTTTTTTTCTTCACGTTTCATAACTCATTCGTTTTATTGGTTTATAATTTGCAGCCGTGGCAAGCTCCGATAGTACATTTATCACAGCGTTTACTTTTTAAATGGTATTATAACCTCTATTCCATTCTTTTATAAATTCTCTATATAATTCGCGTTTCTCTTCATTACTTAAATTATCAGGTGCTCCGTAATCTTTAAGCCACTCATTAAAAAACTCCGAATTTATATTCATTTCTGCAAATGGATTAAAATTATAGTCATTCATAATTCAATGTTTTTAAGTTTATAATTTAGTTCCAGGTTACTCATCAAAGAGCCACGGTTAAGCCGATATGGGATAATTGGTTATTAAAATCTATTCAATACAATTTGCTCTGCTTCCAGAAAGGTATTAGCCCATTCTTTTTCGTTGCAGCTAAAAAACGATATGTAAAAACTCCCTTTGCAGCTACCAATAAATGCTACTTCGTGGCTACCTATGTAATAGTGCGCTCCATCTGGTTTATGATACGTTTTTATTTCTTTCATTTTTCTTTCCTTTTGTGCGATTACTCGCGGTTAATACTTATTTCCCTTGTAATCCTGTGTGGTAGCCATCAAGCCATATTAACAACTCTTTTGGGGTGTAATAGCCGCTTATACGCTTGTTCGGGTAACGTGTCGTTATTTCTCCGTTGTCGCCATCCGCCAATATTATAGCGTATGTATGTTTCGGCAAACTCGATGGATTGAGGGAGAAACCATTTGCCCTGCAATATGATTGTAATTGCCTTAACGCTTCTTTCTGTGTTAGATTCATATTCTTATGGTGCTGATTTCAACATATATTTTGATAAAAGGATGGATTTACTTTTCTCTATCTCGCTATTGGTGTCAATACCAATCTGCTGGTAGAATCCGACATTACCGGAAAGACATTCATACGCAATTTTCAATGTTCTACGTTCTTCTTTTGTAAAACCTACGCGGAACGTGGAGAAAATAGCCAATGCGGCTTTAAAATCACCGCACCGGAGTAATGAGATTGCTTTATTGGTTTTCGTTTCCATTTCCCCACAACTTTTTAGCAAGCTCATAATTCTTTTGTGCCTCATTAACTGCTTTCTTGGCATAAGTAAGAGTATAAGCATGTTCACGCGGATATTTGCCAGACTTTACACCTTCATGGTATTCTTTCGCTTGTTCCAACTTGTGTTTGTAGAAGTCAATGCTTTCCGGCATTGAGAGATTAATCGTATTGGCTCTTTCTTCCCAATATTTGGCCACTCTTTCATGTTCATTTGCCTTATCAATGAACTCAACGCTTTTACCCATGTTGTTCCAAGCATCATCTATTGCTTTTCTATGCCTTCTTTCGCTATGATGTCCGACCTTGATAGGTTCTCCAAGTGAAAGGAAATCTCTATCCTTATTCGATTTATCAAAGTATTGCTTGCTTTTACGTTCAGACGATGCGGCCCATTCATGTCTGCGTTCTGCCCTTTGTTTCGCCCATTCCTGAACATTAAAACCGTCAGCCCTTACTATAGAGTAATAGTAAAAACCGTCTTTCTCGAAAATCAGATTGAAAACTATGCTTTCGTTTTCTTTGCCATACTTGGTGGTAACTAGAATTTCTTCACCTCTTTCGTACTTTTCTTCGCACTTTGCCAAAAACACGTTTGGCGCAAACTTGTAATATGTGTTCATTGCTCTTATGTATTAAATTGCTAACTTTAATATTTCTATATCTCGAATAAGTCTATTGGCTCTCTGCCTTTCATTACTTGCAAAGTCTTCATTACAGATACTTTCGTAGAATGCCGCATTTTCTTCTGCTTCTTTTAACGACATCTCTTTGCGTTCTATCAAAGACTTTATTGTATCAATATCATTGCTATTAATAATTTCTTCTAAAGCTGTCTTCTTTGTTAATTCGATTGTTGCTTTCATTGCTCTTGTCTTTTAATTGTTAGTAATATTGGTTTCTTTTAAGTATTGTAAAGGTACTCATTATCAATGAATTAGCCAAACATTCACACAATTATTTTAGTCGTAAAATACTCATAACCAAAGATTTAACTTTTAGAGTAAAACAGCAAACATAATACAGATGATGCATCGGAAATGGTTACTTTGTATAGCTCAACCATTTCCCTTTTTTAATTTATCTAAAAACTTGCTATCCCCTAAGTAATCAGCACTGATAGCCTTCTTGCTTTCGATAATCTGCTCTAAAAGTATTATACATTCCTTTCTTATCTCTTCGGTTTCATTATAACCGCAAGCGTTGTCAACCATTATCTCTATGTTTGATTTGGGTTTAGAAAGTTGTTCACAGAGAATTTTCAACCGCAAGTAACAAAAATCAATTGTCGCTATTCGTTCTATTGTTTCCATTTTTTTTAATTATGTCAAGACATTCCTTTATCCCATCATCAAAACCATGCTTATAACCTTTAGCATATTCTCCTATATTATATACCGCCATTGACAGAAAAAATAGAAGGATACCTAAAGCCTTATGCCAACCAGGAAGCGAGATGGAAAACGGCTTGAATGTTATTGTAAGATCACCAACCCATAATAGGGCGATAATACATGTAGATATAAATAAAATTGTTTTCATCGCTTATTTTCTTTCAATAATTCCGGATCATCATATATGTTACCTATCACTTCAAGATGATTACCTTTGCACAATAAAAATCCACGTTGATTATTTAACAAACGAAACCCACCATCAATATAATCTACTGAAAAATTGTCGTAACCAGCAACATTGGAACAAAAAACTCCATTAGGAATATCAATCCCATATTCTTTTGTTTTGACTATATCCCCCTCGTAAATCTCTTTGCCGTTCTTGTCACATAATCCGGTGAACTGTCCTACTGTTTCAGGAAGAACTACACAAGTTGTCTTTTTTGGAATAGGTTCAGCATCTTCAACGAGTGTAATAGTTGGATAGTATCTTGGATATGTTGTCAAAGATCCTTCTATCCACTGTCCTGTTTCAAATTCTTTCCCTCTGAATTTTATTTCACGTTTCATAATCAATATCTTTTTCCGTTCAACATAGGTCTTAATTCATTGTATCTTATCTTCTGTTCGATATGCCAAAGCAAATCTACGTCAAGAATATCAGCCAAAGCGAACACTTGTGTAATCACATAATTAACTTGTTCTTCCAATGAATATTTACGGTCTATTATTTCTTTTACGATAGCATATATATTTTCCGTGAAAGTTTTCTCCCTTGAAACCACGTCAACAGGCGAAAATCTATTGAGGTTGAAATTACGAAGTCCTGCAAGGTCAAGCAAGCGGATAACCGCATCACTCAATTCATCAGGAAGTGAATCTTTTACATTCTTTTCAAAGGAGCACTTAAATCGCTTTTCTTCTTCCACTAATGCAGGATAACGATTGTATTCCATTTCAAAACGCGATTTGCATTTCTTTCCTAATCTACCTTTTCGGTCCGCTTCCACAGCTTCCATAAGCTCGGAAATGACAAGACAAAGAAGATGTTCATTACTCAGCTCCTTATCATGGAAACCGTGCTCGCAAGCGGTCTTATAAGCACGGTCGCGCCATTTATTCAAATTAATATTTTCCATAATCATATAAGTTTTAAACATTCTTTAATCCCGGCTTCAAGTGCTTCTTCGTAAATATCCCATTCCCCTCCGTCATTTGTTCCTTCATAAGTAGAACTAGTTATATGAGTTCCATTGTCAGCTTTAGATAATTCATATCCATAGCCACAAGCACAGTTATATACACATATATGAATGTTTTGGGTTTCACGTAGCCACTTTTGGGCAACGGATTGCGGAGGAACAGATAGGTATTTATAACAATGATTCAAAGTGGAAACATCTATGAGATATTTTCTTTCATTAAACCCTTTCTCTTTCAGCAGCTCCGCTGTTTCTAATGTTACAAGTTCTTCGGTCATGGTTATTCTCCTTTACACTCTTTACACTCTTCACAATGCAATTTATAAGCATGTGCAAACATCTTTAACGTAACAGGATCAAAGTGAAAATCTGCCTGTTTCCCTTCTATGACAACTGAAACACATAATTGACCATTGCAAAAATCAATATATGCATCACCACCTCCATCCCCTCTAATGGAAAAGGTTTGTGTCTGTACACTATCCATTATCTACCTCCTTTAGTCTTTTAATTAGGGCATCAGCGCAATTAAGTGAATATTTAGCGACTGCCTCAGAATTAATACCATTCTCGTTTGCTATAACAACTTTAATAATGTCTTTTGCCAATTCGTACCTACGTTGTTCCCAATCAATGTTTTCACTAAAGAAATTAAGTTCTGACACCTTGATATACATGTTTCCCACCAATGCAGTACCATCATCATATAAATCCTTAATCTCTACAATTTCTCCAGTTGCTTTTATTGTTGCTTTCATAATTTATTTCTCTTTAAGATTTACCTCAATTGAATATTTGTCAGTTAGCTCGGTTTTTATTGCCTCCTTACATAAAGTCCATAACATGTTATAGCCTCCTTGACGTTTTATTTCATCGGAAACCATACATCGAATCCAGTTGTCCGGAGAAACATCATTTCCATAAGTATTATGGAAAACTCGTTTAACCTCCTCTCTAATGATAGGAATCATTATCTCCCTTATATCCTCTTTAGTCAACTTTAGTTCGTTGTGGATATAGTTCTTTACTTCTCTGTATCTATATTTACTCATAATAATTATCCAATAAGTTTACGATCTTGTTTATTCCTCCTCCGTTATTATACATCCTAATAACACACCTAGATATTTCATTCCAAGTTCGGAAACATGGTACACAATTTGTTTTTCTATATCTAACAATCTTCTATTCGCGTAACCAATAAACACCAACTCTTCCCAATCATCATCAGGATGATTAACAATATACCAGTTACGATAAACCTTGTATCTATTTCTTTTTATTTTACCACGCTCAAACCCTATAGCGTGTTCCATTTTTTCTATCTGTCTTAATGATAATTTTACATCATCCATAGCACTAATGTATAAATTCGTCCAATACCTTCTTTACAAGTTCATAGCATGATAATTGCCAATCTTTCGCAATATCATCTATTTTATCATCATAATGATTGTCATAAACATACTGATTCAAGTTGTCAATAAACCCATCACCGTCAAGACCTTCATCACAATCATCAAACATGTTAAGTTCATAGGCTAATTGGGTGCAATCACAGTGACTAACCCAATCATAAATACGATCATCACAAACATTGGTCTGTCTGTTATATTTTTCTCCAATGTGTATTACTTCACCGCAAAATTCACATCTATGCTCTTTGTGAGCGATAGGAGTTTTATCTATTAATACTTTTATCATTTTAATTCATTAATTAAAGCATCAGCACAAACAATTGCAAACTTGGCAATGCCTTTAGGTATGTACTTCTCATAATTTTCTTCAGAACAAGCATAATGTGATTGATTGATGTCACTTAAAATCCCTTGCATTGCGGATTTAGCTAGTTCGTATCTACGCTGTTCCCAGTCAATAGCTGAATTTCCAAGATTTAAAAAGTCAAGTTCACACTCTCTGAATACCATATTATCACATACATATATGTTATCTCCACTATGTAACGCATTGGTATTTGTTTTCGGAATTACATCCACCAAAACCCCTGTTGATTTTACTCTTGCTTTCATATTTAATATTCTGATTTAATAATAGTACCAAATGAACGATACCTACGCCAAACCATATTTCCACGCTGGATGGTAATAATCCAATCACAAGCCTTAAAAACTTGTCCTACATTATATAAAAATGGTCGTTTTTGTATTTTTCTTTTTATTCTTGCTTTCATATTTAATCGAAATACATTACTTTCTTACCTATACATACTTTGAACCTTGAAAAACATTCGCTATGTTGTGTGATATTGTTAGGATTATATTTGTTAACAAAACATCCAGTACGTTTATGGTATCTGACACAAGCGTTCTCTGGAGATTTAGCCAATACCTCTTTTTCATCTATAAAATCACAAAACAAATCATCTCTGTATGATACCTTATACCACTTAACTTGGTTTCTTATCTTTTTAAAATACTTTGCTTTCATTGTTCCTCCTTTATTTTAAAGTGTTCAATTAGTTCGTATACGGTGGCCTTGCGCCATTTAGGAGATACTGATATACTGTCATTGTTTTTATTATAAGCCCAAATTCCTTCGGGTGAAATAAACCACTGAAACTTATCTGTATCATCCCTCAATGCAGCTAAAGCCAGGAAAAGATCCTCATTAGTTCCGCAATCAATGCTATCGGTTTCGTCGGGATGTGGAATATTACTGAAAAACTCAACACTATATAGCCTATATTCAGGTTCGGTGAAAATACACAAGTCCTCGTTAAGTTCACATCCGAATAATCTATATCCTAACTCGTTTAATCTGTCCATAAGTTTATATGTACTCTTTCTTATAAAACACGGTGTTGTAAATCCCATAATTATTCCTCCGATAAATTAATGACTCCATATAAATGTTATCAACCAAATAAGTACAGAGATGCCAATCGCACCCATTGTAAGAGCACCAAATCTTGTTACAATCTTTTCCAGCCTCTTATTCCTCATAGATTCTTTATCCCAATTGTATATCCCATTTGGATGAATAGCATTATAAGAACTACTGAAAATAATATTTTTGTCAAATCATTCATAGTTATTCATCCTCTCCAACTTTAACATACTCTTCTTCAATGCACCAACACAACATATCGTATGCCGCATCAATTAATGAATGAGACCTAAATTCTTTATAGTAGTCAAACTCCGAGTAGCATATATACCATTTTTCGCTATCATGGGACATTACAAGCCAATAATTATTTGTACCTGTTTTTATTTCTTTCGGTAACAATTCTAAAACGTCAAGCAAAGTAAATGCAGGGATACAATGTTGTATCCTAAATGGTTCCTTGAAAGTATTCCATTCACGTAAACTTAATTTGGGTTGTTTGTCTTCTTCATAAGGATACAACATCCATGTCATACTTGCATCGCTTGTATCCAGCCCAAACTCCTGCAAGTGCTTCATCTGCTCGATTGATAATGCCTGTTTCATTTCCTAATCATTTTGTATCTTTCCATGTATAAAATTTATTCGTCAATGCAATTTTCAATTTTCTTCATGGATTGTCTCATATCAAAAGTAAAACTACTCATTCTTCGTTTTGCTTTAATGCCGCATCGTGAACAAACTACAATATCATATCCATTTTCATCACTGATGATATTTTGTTTTATCCAATTATGGTTGGGGCTTATTTGCGAATAAGATTTTGATATTCTTTTTCTATCTTGTAACTTCCTGTCAGCATACGACTTCTCTCCTAATATCCTTTTTACACCTGCAAGAGCAGCATAGGCGTATGTAGAGCACTCACCGCTTTCAAAATCGAGATGATGATACAATGCTTCCTTGTCAATCCCAAAGTCTTTTCCGCATCCCGGACATCTATATCCCATATTAATCTCCTTTCTCTTTAATCCGTTCAAGTACATCCTTATTGGCTTCGAGTATTTCATCAAAAGACGGAATGGGCATCCACATGTCACACTCGTAGTCGTTCCAATCCTCAAATTCAAATCCTCCGTCTGTCGCAACGTATGGCGATCTCCCGGGTGAAACAACGATATAACCACTAACAATCGCTCCATTTGATACCATTCTGCAAAGGACAAGCTTGTTTTGTTCTGGCAACCGTTCCTTAACACTTATCCAAGGTGATTGCTTTGACTGCCATTCGGCGCCTTTAATAAAATATTTTTTTGCTACCATTGGCAATCCTCCCCAATCAGGCATCTTATCGTAAGCCATACTTTTGGCTGCTTCTTCTAATGTTTGTTTCATATCCTATCCTTTGAAATTTCTCATGTATTCGCAATCCTCATCACATACACCTTTCTTTGCACAGTGAGGGATATTAGTTCCCCGATTATATTCAAAATTATAACATAGGTTTCTGTGTTCTTTCCTTCTTTCCATAGGACCAAGTGTTCTTGCTGAACTCCATGATTCATAGTCATTGCTAGACGCCTCTTTAAGAACGCATCCATCATCGTTATATAGCTTTCTAACTTCATTCATAATCTGTTCCGTTTTGAGGATTATCCATTAAACTTAAACTCATCCATATATCCCATTTCTTTCAAGCGGATATTAAACTCTTCAACCGAATCATTATTAGGAATGAATCGCTCAAGAACATCGTTAAAAGGGTGCAGATAGTTTTTTAAAATATCATTAGCCTCTTCTTCTCCACGTTTCTTCCCTAATCGGTCTTTGCATACTTCTATGTAATCATCTTTTGTCATATTGTAGTGCGTGACTGTATCAACAATTGTACTAAACCTACAATATAAGCCGTTTGGCTGTTGGGCTATAAATGATCCCATAATTACCTCCTTCTAATTTTTTATTTATCCACGGTTGATTTTACAATAATCTTATTATCGGATGATGGCATTACAACCACATTCCCAGCATCTGTGCTAATTTTTAAGATAGGATTAGAATTTGCGTCAATACTGGCTACTATAATCATATCTCCAAAAACATATCTTTTATCTTGTTCTAATTCA